AGCACACGCTGACCTATAACGACACCAGCCACGCCTATTACCTCAACGGCAAGCGCTGCAAGTCGGTCAGCACGGTGGCCAAGGTGCCCACCGACACCTACTCGCTCGAGAAGTGGCAGCAGCGTCAGGTCGCCATCGGCCTGGCCGCCGAGCCCGAACTGATCGAGAACATCGCCGCCCATATCGACAACAAGGACCGCCTCGACGACATCGTCGAGCATGCCAAGCGGGCGGCCAAGGCGCACCAGGCCGCCGACCGGGGGACGCAGATGCACCGGGTACTCGAACTGGTGCTGCTCGGCCAGGATGAGAAGCTGCTCACCGCGCAGCAGAAGGCCGACGCTGAGGTGCTCAAGCGCACCCTGGACCGGTACAAGCTGACCCCGCACCAGAACATGGCCGAGCAGTTCGTCATCTGGCCGGAGTACACCATCGCCGGCCGGTTCGACGCCGTCCTCGAGGCACCGGACGGCACGCTGGTGCTCACCGACCTGAAGTCGGGGCCGAACGCGGTGCTCTACCCGCAGTCGGTGGCCATCCAGCTCGCGCTGTACGCCCGGGCGCCGATGATGTCGGCCGGTATTCACACCGCGAACGACCGGGCCACCATCACCGAGTGGCAGCCGATGCCCGAACGGCTCGACAGCCGCTACGGCTACGTCCTGCTGGTCACACCGCAGGACACCGTCGGCACGCTGCACCGCATCGACATCCAACATGGCTGGGCCGCAGCGCAAATGGCGCTGCGCATCGTGGAATGGCGCAAGAAGTACAACTACGGCCGCGACATCGCCACCGAAGTCACCGAGTTTGAGAAGCCTAAGCCGGTCGCCACCTGGGAGTCGTTGGCCGCGAACGCGACTGATCTCGAACGCCTGCGCGAGATCTGGAAGCGCGCCGCTGAGCTCGGGCAACTCAGCGAGGAACTCAAGGCGCTGATCATGGCGCGCAGCGCGGAGGTCGCGGCGTGAGCTACTCAGAGTTCCTCGCGGCGCGCGCGCAGCTGTCCGACTCGGGTGGATTCGAGCCCATCGACCTGCCGTCGCACCTGTTCGACTACCAGACCAACCTCGTCGAGTGGGCAGTACGACAAGGGCGCGGCGGCATCTTCGCCGACTGTGGCCTCGGTAAGACCCCAATGGCGCTGGCATGGGCTGAACAGGTCAACCGACACACCGGTAAGCCGGTGCTGTTCCTGACCCCGCTCGCTGTCGGGTTCCAGATCGCCACCGAGGCAATCAAGTTCGGACATGACGCCGCGTTATCCAGGGATGGCAGCATCACCGCTCCGATCACCATCACCAACTACGAACAGTTGGCCAAGTTCGACTGGACGGACTTCGGCGGCGTGGTCTGCGACGAATCGTCAGCCATTAAGTCCTTCGATGGATCGCGCCGAGCCGAGGTCACCGAGTTCATGCGGCGCATCCAGTACCGGCTACTCGGGACGGCTACCGCAGCGCCGAATGACTACATCGAACTGGGCACGTCCAGCGAGGCGCTCGGCTACATGGGCTACATGGACATGCTGTCCAAGTTCTTCATCAACGACAACCGCTCGGTCTCGTCGCGAGGCCGGGACATGGGCGGTAAGGCGCTGGAGTGGCGACTCAAAGGTCATGCCGCGGAGCCGTTCTGGCGCTGGGTGTCGACGTGGGCTAGGGCCATGAGGAAGCCATCCGACTACGGCTATTCCGATAGCCGGCACAACCTCCCGCAGTTGAAAGTCCGCGAGATGTTGGTGGATGCGAAGAGCCCCGCCGAGGGTGTCCTGTTCGAGGTTCCCGCCCATGGCTTACGGGAGGAAGGCGAGGAGAACAAGCGAACGCTCGTCGAACGGTGCGAGGCCGCCGCGGGCGCGCTGGCCGACGCTGAACGCGGTGTCGCATGGTGCCACCTCAACCCGGAGTCGGCGCTACTGACCAAGCTGATCGACGGGGCCGTCGAGGTGTCAGGCTCCGAACACGCAGACGCCAAGGAAGAGAAGCTCGCCGCGTTCACCCGTGGGGAGATCCGCGTCCTGGTGACCAAGCCATCCATTGGCGCGTGGGGGCTGAATTGGCAGCACTGCCACCGCATGACCTACTTCCCTAGTCATTCGTATGAGCAGTGGTATCAAGCGATCCGCCGCTGCTGGCGATTTGGCCAACAGAACCCCGTCGAGGTGGACGTCATCACCACCGAGGGCGGATCTCGCGTGTTAGCGAATCTGCAACGCAAGTCCGATCAAGCCGACCGCATGTTCACCGAACTGGTCGCACATATGAACCATGCCCGATCCATTGATGCCCACCGCTACAACAAGACCCTGGAGGTTCCCGCATGGCTGGCGTCCTAGACCAACAAGTGACTGACCGGTGGGCGATTTACAACGCCGACTGCCTCGACATGCTCGCGGCGATACCCGACAACAGCATCCACGCCACGATCTACTCGCCACCGTTCGGTGGGTTGTACCACTACAGCTCCGATGATCGTGATCTGTCCAACGCCCGCAGCTACGACGAGTTCTTCGAGCACTACGGGTTCGTGATCCGCGAGAAGTTCCGGGTCACCGTTCCCGGCCGCCTATCCGGTGTTCATGCCGCCCTCGTCCCCTCGGGCAATAGCGGCAAGGACTCCTATACCGACTTCCCCGGTGATGTGATCCGCGCGCACCAGGCCGCCGGCTGGCTGTTCGTATCGCGGCACGTGATCTGGAAAGAACCACTCGCAGTGCGTAACCGGACGATGGCAAAGAACCTCGCACACAAGACGATCTGCGACAACGCCGCTTTCGGAGGAGTGGCGGCGGCTGACGAGCTGCTGGTGTTCCGCAAGCCCGGTGACGAGCAGCCGATCAGCCACCCGTTTGGGTTGATGAACGGGTATGCGGGCGCCGAGCCGATCCCTGCGGAACTGCTGGAACTGCGCGGCATGGACGGCGACCAGAAGACCAACCGATACTCGCACTGGATCTGGCGCCGCTACGCCTCGTCAGTGTGGGACGACGTTCGCCAGAATCGGGTGCTGCCGTTTCGGGAGGCCCGTGGCGAGGACGACGAGAAGCACGTACACCCATTGCAACTGGACGTGATCGAACGGTTCCTCGATCTTCGGTCTCGGCCGGGCGAGCGAGTCCTGACGCCGTTCATGGGCGTCGGGTCCGAGGTATATGCCGCTGTTCAGATGGGCCGGTTCGCGATAGATGCGGAGCTGAAGCCGTCGTATTACGAGCAGGCCGTGCGCAACCTCGCCGCCGTCGACGACGAGATTCCCGTATCCGAGGTAGCGCTGTTCGACGACGCCGAGCTCGCGTGACCAAGCAACCCGGCACCGGGGACCAGGTGCACACCGAAGTAACTCAGTTAGGAACAGCCCAATGACTTCATGGGAAACGATCGAAGTGCCCCGCGGCGCCTACCTCGGATGGGGATCCAAGAAGGGTCAGCACGTCACCGGCAAGGTGCTCGAGTACAGCCCCGACGGCGGCACCGACTTCGCCGGCAACCCCTGCCCGTCGGCGGCCATCGAGCTGACCGAGGCGGCGGTGTCGTTCAACAAGGACGGCGACCGGACCGACTTCGAGGCCGGCACCATCATCCAGCTCAACGCCGGCCAGGTCTCGCTCAAGCGGGCGCTGCGCGCAGCGGACCCGTCGGCGGGGGATCTGGTGAAGATCACGCTGGCGAATCTGGACAAGACCGACAAGGGCACCGTCAAGGAATTCAACATCCAAATCGCCCGCGGTGCAGGCGGATCGGTCAAACCCAAGGCCGCAGCGGCCGTCGAGGACGACGACGCACCGCCGTTCTGATGAACCAAGAAACACCTGTGGCGGCGGGGCCAACCGGCCCCGCCCTCACCGGCGGCGACAGCGAAGCGCTACTCCAGGCGCTGCGCAACCTGTGGCCGATCCTCAGCGCCGCCGGGCGTGAGCAGGCCATCACGACGGCAGAAGAGGTCAAGGCGCAGTGACCCTGCATATCCCCGAGGACATCAACGAGCTCGACGCACTCACCGCAGCGCTGGCCTACTGCGAGGCAGGCTGGTATCTCGTCCCGGTCGATCCCAAGATCGGCGGCGGCAAGCATCCCGGGTCTGTCGTCGGGAACGGTTGGCCGTCACTATCCAGCCGCGATCCGCAGCAGATCATTGCCTGGTTCGCCGGCACCGACTACGGAATCGCGTTGCACTGCGGACGATCCGGCGCGGTGGTTCTTGACGTCGATGAGCCGGACAACGTGCCCGACGAGGTCGCGCTTGTCATGGAGACGACCGAGTGCCCCTATCAGTCCACCCGGCCGGACCGGCCTGGGCGTGGGCACTACCTCCTCCTCAATGACACCGGGCGGCGCATCGGCAACGGCCTGGGCAAGCTCGCCGCTAAGAAGAAATGGGGCGAGGTGAGGGGAGCAGCGGGCGTCATCATCGTCGCGCCGTCCGTACATCCGGCTGGCGGCTGCTACCGCTGGGCGCGCACCGGCGCGCTGCCGGGGATCCCTGACTACGTCGCCGAGGCGCTGCCGTCCTCGAGCACGCCGGAATCGACCGCCACCGACGCTGAGATCGAGAAGTTCCTCAACAGCCACACCGAGGCCACCAAGCCGGAGGCGCTCGATGGCCTGGTGGCCATCCTGACGGCCAAACTCGCCGCCGGGCATAGCTGCCATATGTCGACGCTCGGCGTGCTCACCGACGCGATAGGGGAGGCTGCAGCGGGCTACTACGACGCGCGGACGGCGACCCGGGCGCTCTACCCGATCTACGCGACGACGATCACGACGGGAACGTCGACCGGCCGCGTGCTGACCAAGAACGAGGCGGCGTCGTCCTATAAGGGGATCGTCGCCTGGGCGATCGGGCAGGCCGAGTCCGGCGCGAGTAAGGCACGCGAGCGGATCGCCTCCCGGTATCAGGAGGCCACCGTCATCGAGATCGCGCCCGAGGAGATTCTGGGACCGCCCGAGATCACCGCGCCGCTCGAGGTCATCGAAGGACACTTCTGGGAATCCCGCGAGTCACTCAAACTGATCTACGACGCGGCCCTGTCGCAGATGTGCGCGCCGTGGGCCGTGCTGGCCTGCTGCGCGGCCCGCGCTCTGGCCCTGGTCCCGCCCCATGTCGTGCTGCCGGACATCATCGGCGGCCTGGGTTCGCTCAACTGGTTCGCCGCCATCGTCGCCAAGTCAGGGGGCGGGAAGGGCGCTGCCAACGCTGTCGCCACCAAACTCGTACCCGGCGACATCATCATGCGCGGCGCGGGCTCGGGCGAGGGCATGGTCGAGGCCTATGAACGCCGCGGCGAACCCGAGGACGCCGTCGCGTCGATCCTGTTCTCCGTCGATGAGGTCGATTCACTGGCTTCGATGCAGGCCCGCGCTGGCCAGACCACCATGAGCGTGATCCGCTCCGGCTTCAGCGGCGAGACCCTCGGCTACTCCTACCGCGGCCGGTCCAAGGAGAAGGTCAACGCCCACTCCTACCGGATGACGATGATCGTCTCGGTCCAGCCTGAGCGCGCCGGTGGACTGTTTGCCGACGCTTCTGGTGGCACGCCTCAGAGGTTCATGTGGTTCCCGGGTCGTGACCGGCGCATCAGGGCGGTGTCGCCACCGTGGCCGACTGACACCGCAGGCTTCCCGCGGCGCCTGCCCGTCATCGACACCCGCAGCCTGCCCACCGATGGAATACGGATACCCGACGAAGCCTGGCATCTCATCCGCCAGGCGCGCGAGGACTCGATGAGCGGCAATGACGAAGCCCTCGATGGGCACGCGCTCTACTGCCGGGAGAAGTTCGCCTACGCGCTGGCACTGTTNGATGGGCGCGCTCATATCGACAGCGACGACTGGAAACTCTCCGGCATCGCCTCGGCGGTATCGGACTGGTGCCGCCTGCGGGCGCAGAACACGCTGACCAAGGCTGAGACGACGATGGCCGCTCAGCGCGGCCGGCTGCGCGGCGTCGAGAACTACGAGTCCGAGATCACTCGGGCCGTGATGACCAACGAAGACCTCAAGCGGATCCTTCGGTGGGCGGTGGACAAGCTGCGCGCCGCCGAGGGCCAGCGGATGAAGAAGCGCGACTTATCACGATCTGTGACTAGCCGCGATCGTGCGAAGCTCGCCGACGCCATGCTGCGCGGGGTCGAGGCCGGTCTCATCGTCGCTGACGGTGCCGAGTGGGTGCTGCTGTGAGCAAACAAAATTGCATGTCGGCCATTTGTCGGCCATGGCCGACATGCCTTTCGAACTCACTTGGCTTTATAAGAAAAATTAATGATAAATCCAATCGTATAGCCCCAGTTCGCGACGGTCCGAGAGACAGACCCATGTCGGCCATGGCCGACAAATGGCCGACATCGCCCAGCAAACACGAAAGGCAGCGCATGACCCGCACCCGCGCCAGCGCCAAGGCCGCCGGCAGTCGCCTCGAGCGAGAAGTCGCCGACTACCTCGCCGCCGAGGTCGACG